CACCCGGATAACCGGGTGGACACTCATTCCTTCGTCAACTTTCTAGGAAGTCCATTATGTCTGATTCCTCTTATAAACGCTTTCGTGTCAAAGATAGTCGCGAGCTTCTTAAAGGCGCTGTGGTGGCTGACGTGTTTTCTCGTGCCGACTGTAGTCAACCTACAGTTTGGACGAATTACGCTAACTCACCGCAAAACTTTTATGTTGGCTCGTACACTACTTTTGAAGATACGGTTGTAAGAGGGTTTCACAAACGTAAAGAGGCAGGGGAAGTATTCTATAATCCCATGACTCGGCACATTTGTATACTGGATCGTGGATCCGGCTTCGTTGCCGGCATCCGCCAAAATGCTACTACCTGCTCCGCGCCTTATACTCCTTACAACATGGAGTTTCGGTACGGTTGCGGTGGTGGCAATCCAGGCCTTCAGACTAGTAGTTTCACCATTCCCCTCGATTCTGGCGGGCGGCTTATCTTGCCGTCCTCTGTTATCGGTGGTACCGAGTGGGGAGACTTGATGACTGAAGCTTCTACAAAGGTGCAAGCCAACCGTGGTAAAAGCGATGCAAATCTCTTTGAATCACTTGCCGAGCTTAACAAAGCTGCTGGCATTTTGCCTAGTCTATTAGGTTCTTCGCTTAAGACCCTTACTAAAAAGGGGATTATCGAGAAGGCCCAAAACACTGGCAACGGTTATCTTGTATATAGGTATGGCATCAAGCCTATCCTATCCGATGTAAAAGCTGTACTAGAGGGGCTGAAAAAGGCTACAGGTAAAATTCGTGAGACTACACGCGGTAAGGCTGCAATGGAGAAGATTAACACCTTCGTCAGAGCAGACCAAAACTTCTACGGTGGTATTTTGTACGATAAGAACTATCGCACTCAAGAAACAGTAGTTGTCCGTGCTACATCTCTCGACGAGTATGATGCTACCTTAGGCTTCAATATGGGCTTTTCGCTCAAAGGAGCTTTAGGTGTGCCTTGGGAACTTGTTCCCTACTCGTTTGTGGTGGATTGGTTTGCCACTTTAGGTGACTATCTCAATTCCCACTTACCTGCAATTGGCTTTGATCAGTTGTGTTCTGGATATACCATTGAGCAGTCAATCATTGAGAACTATAGCATAAGTAACGCTAGAGCTATCTCTGGTTATACACTCACTGGACCCCTAACCGGAAATAACACCCGGGTATGGAATATCAAGACACGTATTCCCGGTCTGCCCGCTGCGGGGGTCGTTATTAGGTCGAATTTCAAACTTAGTAACCTAACCCGCTCGGCAGATCTCGTCTCCTTGATCTTGCAAAAGATCAAAATCAAGTAACGACTCTTTGTAAACGCATCCCGCGTTCACGGAGTCACCAATCAATAAGGAATAATCCTCATGTCTCTCACTATCAACGCGAAAACCTACACCGCTGACTCGTTTCAAGCGAATCAGGTCGGATATATCGGGGCCGGTAAGACGGTTTCGGTTAAGGACGATGTTGTCCTTCGCCGTACTGCTCCCAAAGCCACCGATGTGTTCTCCGGTGTCGGTCGTACCAGCTCGAAGCTGACCCGCACGTTGAGCCTGACTGGTGCGAAAACGCCCACCGCCGATATGATTGGCGATGTAAGCATTTCCGCTCCGGTCGGCTACACGGCTGCAGACGTTGATACCTTTCTTAACGATCTCGGTGCTTTTATTTCATCTGCGTCTTTTAAGGCGCATGTGAAGTCTCAGCAGGTGGCTTTCTAAATGAAAGCCCTCATGGCATTTATCGTTACGATACTTGCTACCTTGATCGCCCTCAGTTCGGTTATTCCGAATTGGGATAAGCTCGGTATCTCACCTTGGAGTATTCGCAATGAATATCCCGTCCTCGATGCACTTGCGAAAAGTGCAGAAGGAACTGCAGTTAAGTGGCCTACGGAATTACCGCAGGTTCCTCATTCGGGTCTGTCTGAACCATCCGAGTGACTACACCCTCAAAGCTCTACAGATAATCCGGCGCGAAGCCGTATTTACAAAGAGCATTGTTGCGGAGTTAGTCGACTTGGCTGATTATTTGTCCGCACAGAAGTATTCGGACGCTTGGAATCACTTTCAAGCTAATCAGTTCGCTTTGCTCATTCGTAAATTTCCGTTTCCGTCGGCGTGTAATCCATATACGCCTGAAGAGACGGCTTTAAAGAAGTTCCTTTTATCTGAACGCAAATGCGCTAGGATGAATCAGTTCTTCTTTGCCTATAATTCCCGCAAGGGGAAAAGTCGGCCATACGAGCGAATCTTCTCTGGAATGCGTAACTTTATCACTTACGTGATAGGTGACGAACCCGGGGAAGTGTTCAATGAGTGTAGCTTTGGTTCTGGTGCTTCGATCGGAGTACATGGTAGTGCAACCAATGCTGCGCGGAAACTTGCGCACCAATGGTCCTGTACACCGAGCACCTACGGTACAGCTTTCAGCGTCGTTAGTCGATACCACCTTCTTAGAGAAGAGATTCTCGAAGGTTTTGGTGGTTTTGCTAATGGCGTTCCTGGGACTCTTCACAGAGCCTTTGAAAAGAAAGTTGACATCGTGGCATACAATAAACTGGCTTTCGTTCCGAAGACAGCTAAGACCTACCGGTCTATAGCTATCGAACCGTCACTTAACGGTTTTCTTCAGAAAAGTATCGATCTCTATATGCGCAAATGCTTGAAGCGCATACAAATCGACCTATCTGATCAAAGCGTTAACTCCCTTATGGCCCGAGAAGGGTCGAAGGAAGAAGGGGACTACTTTTGCACAATTGACCTTAGTTCTGCTAGCGATAGCATCTCTATAGGCCTAGTGAAAGAAGTCCTCCCCCCCTCATGGTTCAGCTTGCTGAATTCCACGAGGTCACCTGCCTACAAGTATGATGGCCTAGAAAATAGGTATCATAAGTTTGTAAGCATGGGGAACGGTTTCTGTTTTCCACTACAATCTCTTCTCTATAGCGCGATATGTAGCACTGCCGGTTGCGGAAATCCCGGAAGGGACTTCCGCGTTTACGGCGATGACATCATCGTGCGAAAGAGTAAGGTTGAGACCGTCATGTCTTTACTCAAGATATGTGGTTTTACCTTAAATCGTGATAAGACCTTTACAGAAGGTCCTTTTCGCGAGAGTTGTGGTGGTGACTGGTTCAAAGGTATTGACGTACGTCCGTACACCCTTGATGAAGGCCTCGACTCGATTGAGGCGTTCTTCAAGATCCTTAACGGTAGTCAAAGAAGTGATCTCACAAGAGAATACTTCGCAGGAGTGCGCACCTTTTTGTTAGAGTGCATACCACCTGAGTTCCGGTTTTACCGACCCTACCCAGGGCCGGCTGATTCCGGGATTGACTCCGTCGGGAGCGAGTTCCTCACAAGTAACTGTTGCACTTGGATAAACCGACGTAAGGCCTCTGGACGAGGCCCCAAAACGATTTTCCGAGAACGGCAGTGGAAGTGGTTAGAACTAGCTCATACACCGATCCGAGACACGTTGTCAGAGATCATGTGTATAGGTAAGCCGAATCGGCTTATGTACGCGGCGCTTTTCGGATCTGCATCCGATATGCCGTTTACCTTTCGTCGTAAGACGAGAACGAACGTGCGAGTAACATCGCATGTAGGCGCCACTTCACAGTGGTTGCCGCCGCACGGATCCTTCTTGTAGGGATCCGTGTATTTGTAAGTGCGAAAGCGTCGAAAGACCCTTTCTAACTTACTTTGGTGCCCTTCTGGGCTTAATTGGGGAATGCAGAGC